GACCTAGCCGATCAAGCTATTGGTCAAGGCCAGTCTGTTGCACAATTCCGCGCAACATTGCTTGACGCCATTGGCGAAGGCAAGCCACTAGAGCAGTCAGCCGGTGCGGTTGATATGTCAGAAAAAGAGCAGCGTTCATATTCATTTATCAAAGCTGTTCGCGGTCTTGTAAATGGTTCTGGTCTTAATGGTCTAGAGCGTGAGGTTTCAGAAGAAATCGCAAAGCGCACTGGTCGCGAAGCACGCGGCTTTTATGCGCCAGATAGTTTCTGGGGCGGTCGTCGTGACCTAACTGCTGGCACAGCTACAGCCGGTGGCCACTTGGTCGGAACAGATCATCTTGGCGATCAGTTTGTTGATGCTCTGCGGTCACGCTTAGTGTTCAACGAGCTTGGCGCACGCTTTATGACTGGTCTGCGTGGCGATGTAGCTATTCCAAAGCTGGCAACCGGCGTATCTGCTGGCTTCGTGGCTGAGAACGGCGCAACATCTGAAGTCAACGCTGTGTTCTCACAAATTACGATGTCCCCAAAATCGCTTGGGGCGTTTACGGACGTATCGAGATTATTAATGATTCAGTCCGACCCTAGTGTAGAACAAATTGTTCGCGATGACCTATTGAACGCGATTGCACAGAAAATTGAAGATGTTGCAATCGAAGGCGGCGGGTCTAACGAGCCAACCGGCATCACTGGCACAACCGGCATTGGTTCTGTTGCAATCGACACAAACGGCGGCGCGATTGCTTGGGATGACATTGTCAACTTGGTTAAAGAAGTTGAAGTTGACAATGCTGCTATTAACGGCAACACGCTTGCTTATCTGACCAACCCAAAGGTTAAGTCTCTGATGGCTTCAACTGCAAAGGTTGCGTCAACAGATAGCGTTATGTTGTTAGATGCACCTTGGAACAGCTTGTATGGTTACAATCTTTCAATAACCAACAATGTTCCATCTGATCTGACCAAAGGCACTGGAACCGCACTTTCTGCAATGGTGTTTGGTGACTTTAGCCAGCTGATGATGGGCTTCTTTAGCACACCAGACGTTTTGGTTGATCCATACACAGCCGGTTCAACTGGCGCAGTACGCATCCGCGTTATGCAAGAACTGGACATTGCTGTTCGTCACGCACAGTCATTCGCTGCGTGCCTCGACATCGATGCCTAACTAAACTGACGGGGCGGCTCCGGTCGCCCTGTCTTTCCCATAGGGGCGCAATATGAAAATCAAATGCAAACGCAATATTCTAATTCAAGGCAAGGCGCACGAAATTGGCGATATTGTTGAACTGCCGGAAAACATTGGTTTCGATTTGGTCAATACCGGCAAAGTCGAAGTGGTTGAAGATAAAGTTGGCATCACTGATCGGGCTATCGGTCTTACAAAAAAATCAGCGGCCAGCCTAGTAAAGCGGAACACAAAGAAAAAATGACAACAAAACTGATCAAAATCACAGCTATCAAAGACTGCCAAGCGGGATCAGTCGGGATTATGCTTGCTGGCGAAGATCACGATGTTCGCGAAGATGAGGCGAACAAGTTGATTGATCGCGGTTATGCGAAGCTGTGGTCAGCTAAAGTGGCTAAAGTAGCTAAAGTGGACGCTGACTAATGGCTGTCGAAACCGCAGATGATCGCGCTATATTCATTGGCGTTGATGATTTCGGGGTTGCCGCAACCTATAACGGCGGCACGATCAATGGTATTTTTGACAATGATTTTGTCGAGGTTGACGCTGGTGGGGGCGTTGGCTTTGCATTACAGCAACCACGCTTTGTTTGCCGCACCGCAGACGTATCAACCGCCGCTGAAGGCGACACTATCACAATTAGCGCGGTGGCCTATACAATGCGGATTGTGCAAGACGATGGCACTGGTATGACCACGCTGGTCTTGGAGAAACAATAAATGGCGCACGTTCGGCAGCAAATCCGCGATCAGATCGTGACCGCATTAACGGGATTGACCACAACCGGCAGCAACGTATTTCGCAGCCGTATCTTTCCGCTGGAACAGACAAAGCTTCCGGCACTTTGCATTTTTACCAAGAGCGAAGCGACCGAATTTGATACAATCACTTTAGCGCGTTCTGTGAATAGAGTTTTGGACGTTGCCGTTGAGGCATATGTAATTGGCACAGCGAATTATGATAATGCGCTGGATGGAATTGCGGTTGAGGTTGAAGAAGCCATTGCCGCTGATGTGACGCTGAACAATCTGGCAAAAGATGCACAGGTTGTTGCGTTTGAGGCTGACTATTCGGGCGATGGCGAACAGCCGGTGGCCGTTGGTCGGTTTACAATATCGGTGCAATATCGCACCAAAGAAAATGACGTTGAAACTGCCGTTTAAGGAGATAAACCAATGGCGACTTTTAAGGGTAACGATGGTGTCGTACTTATCGGCACAGACGTAATGGCTGAAGTGATTTCATTTAGCGTGGACGAAACCGCCGATGTGATCGAGGATACAGTTATGTCCGATGTGGCAAAAACTTACAAAGCCAGCTTTACAGATTTTACTGCAACCGTTGAGACATATTTTGATGATACAGATGCCGCACAGCAAGCAGTAACCGCTGGCGATACTGTTGTTCTAAAATTGCAGATGGAAGGCAACACAAGCGGCGACCACCAGCTAACAGGTTCCGCGATTGTCACAAGCCGTTCAATCGGTGTATCATCTGATGGCATTAACACCGCCACCTATTCGCTGCAAGGCACTGGTGGATTAACTGAAACAACCGTTTAAGGGGTAAATTATGGGTTTGGGAGAACAGATCGCCGCAAGGCGTAACCGCGACCGAAAGGTCATTAAAGTTGATGAGTGGGGCGAAGATGGTCAGCCGTTGGTTATTTATTCTGGAGCTATTACCGCTGGCGATATCGACAAGCTGCAAAGAAAGCACAAAGACTTTCTAAATAATATGACAATTGCCGGAATGGTTGATTTGATTATTAGCAAAGCTGAAAACGCCGATGGCAAACGGTTGTTCACCATTGAAGATAAAATGTATCTGATGGGTGATAGCGTGGCCTTAATTGCTGATATTGCTGGACAGATGTTTGGCGAGGTTGAAAGCATTGAGTACGCTGAAAAAAACTAAAGGGCGACCCGTTGAGGCTGAATATGCTGGCCTTGGCGGATCGCCTACACAAAACACAGTCAGAAATCGAAGAACTGACGCTAAATGAACTAAATGAATGGTTTGCTTACTTTAGGGTGATTGAAAATGGTAATGAAAAATAATCTGCCGATCACAATCACCGCTAAAAACAATACCGGCACAGCATTCGCCAGCTTGCGTTCTAGCCTTGGCAAAATCAAAGGCGCAATCTTCAACGTGCAAACCGCCATTGCCGGTATCGCTGGCGCGACTGGCTTTGGCCTTTTGATTAAATCGACTGTTCAAACAAACAGAGAATTTCAATCATTAGAAGCATCTTTAAAAACCTTTTTAGGGTCAGCGGATAATGCGTCAAAAGCATTTGAAGTTTTGCAAGTGTTTGCGGCTAAAACCCCATTTGCATTGAAAGAAGTTGTTGGCAGCTTTAACAAGCTGATTGCCGTTGGTCTAAAGCCATCAATCAAGACGATGGTGGCATTCGGCAACATTACTTCCGGCGTGGGCAAATCACTTGATCAGTTTGTCGAAGCTGCGGCTGATGCGGCTGTTGGCGAATTTGAACGCTTGAAAGAGTTTGGCATTAAAGCCAAAACAGAAGGCGACAAGGTTTCCTTTACTTTTAAGGGAATGACTACAACGGTTCAAAAGAGTTCTGAGGCAATCACCGGATATTTGGTTGGGTTGGGTGAAACTCAATTTGCCGGTGCAATGGCAGAACAAACCAAAACTTTGAATGGTGCTTTTTCAAATCTTGGTGATAGTTTTGACACGTTCAAAAAGGCAATTGGCGAAGCTGGTTTCAATCAAGCTTTGATAGAAGTGTCAAGATTTTTTGGCGATATGATGCAAAGCAGTAACGGGCTGGCAACATCAATTGGCCAGTTCTTGGCATCTGGCGTGCGAATGATCCCTGTCATTTTCTCAAACATTGGCAAAATGGCTGATTTTGTTTCGCGGAATATTGACTTTTTGCGGCGCAGTTTGATCGCTGTCACATCTTATCTTTTTGCAAAGGCTGTGCTTGGGCAAGCGTTGGCGTTCATTAAGTTTGGCAGCGCACTGTTAAAGGCGCAAAAGGCGATGATATTATATCGCGGCGCACAGAAGATGCTGATGGTTGGCACGCTAACTGTGATTGCGGTCATTGCGTCAATGAGTGACAATCTTGACAAGGTTATTAATGCAGTCAAGTTCGCGGCAGATGAGTCGATGAAACTGGCAGAAAAAGCGTTCCCTGGTCTCACTGATGCGGTCAATAAATTACTGCCTAATCTGGACAGCCTTGAAGCTGGTCTTGAGAAAGACAAAAACGAAGCACACTTGACCGGCAATGCCATTGCCGCATTAGACGCGCAGCTTGCAGCGTTGATGCCGGATATGGAAAAGACAACAGAAAAAACTGACACGCTTGCCGAAAGCTTAAAAAAGTTAAAAGAAAAAGGCAATGAAGTTTACGAAGGTCTTGGTGGTGCTGCGGTGCGTGGCGTCAAGTCGTTGGAAGATGCTTTGGTTGACTTATCAATGGGAACAACTAGCGTAAAAGATGCTTTTAAATCAATGGCAAAATCAATCATTGCCGATCTGATCCGCATACAAATTCAGCAAACAATCACAAAACCTTTAGCGGCTGCGATGGGTGGCGGCAATTTTCTTTCTACTATAGGCAGCGCACTTTTTGGCGGTGGCAAAGCTATTGGTGGATCGGTGCGAGCCAATACGCCATATATGGTTGGTGAGCGCGGCGCAGAAATGTTTGTTCCAAATAGCAGCGGTTCTATTGTGCCAAATAACAAGCTGGGCGGCGGCGGTGTTACCATTAATCAAACCATTAACCTATCGGCTGGCGTATCGCAAACAGTACGCGCTGAAGTGATGGGTATGTTGCCGCAAATTCAAGAAGCATCAAAAGCGGCTGTGCTTGACGCAAGGCGGCGCGGTGGCTCATTCAGTGCGGCATTCGGGTGATCTAAATGGCAATATCATATCCACTAACATTTCCAACGCAGACCGGCATCGCCAGTGTAAATTTGCACGCGATCAACAGCGTTGCAATCTCATCTAGTCCGTTTACTTACAAGCAGCAAGTAGTAGCACACACAGGTCAACGCTGGGAGGCTGAGGTTAGCTTACCGCCGATGAAGCGCGCTGATGCTGAGGTTTGGATTTCGTTCCTGCTGTCCTTGAAAGGCCAGCGCGGGACGTTTTTAATGGGCGATCCTAACTGCGCCACTGCACGCGGCAGCGCATCTAGCACGCCCGGCACTCCTGTTGTCAATGGAGCCGATCAAACCGGCGACACTTTGACCGTAGATGGCCTGCCAACCAGCGCAACCGGCTATTTGCTTGCTGGCGATTATATCCAGCTAGGCGGCGGCTCTAGTGCAACACTGCACAAGGTTTTGACTGATGTTGACACAAATTCGGGCGGCAGCGCAACGCTAGATATTTGGCCTAGCATCCGCACAGCACCGGCTGATGACAGCACTGTGGTGGTAGCAAACGCTGTTGGCAATTTCCGGCTGTCCACAAATCAATCAGACTGGTCGATTAATAACGCCAGCTTTTATGGCATCACGTTTCCAGCGATTGAGGCTGTGGTTTAATGAGCCGCGATCTAACCCAGAGCATCATTGACAATTTAGATGCGACAGAGATCAGACCATTCTTTGCTGTCGAATTATATTTCGACACGCAAACTTTACGAATGTGGACTGGGCTTGGTGATTTTGTTTTTAATTCAGAAACGTATATTGGCACGGGTCAATTTTTGGAGATAAGCGAACTAAAAGAGACTGCCGAAATTTCAGCAAAAGGTGCGACTGTTAGTCTGTCTGGCATTCCATCGAACCTAATATCACTAGCTATCAGCGAGCCATATCAAGGCCGCAAGTGCAAAATATTTTTCGGGCTTCTAGGCGTGGAAGGCGATTTCCTATTGCTTGAAAATAGCAGTTTTTTGTTGCTTGAGGACAGCGGCAAAATTAATTTTGCTGAAGGTAATGCTGTAACAATGGATGAAGTCTTTAACGGTTACATTGACCAGATGACAATAGCCGAAGGCGCTGAGACTAGCACAATTGGAATTTCTGTTGAAAGCCGTTTGATTGATTTAGAGCGTGCGCGAATTTTTAGATATAACGATCAGAACCAAAAAGCCAGATATGCAAATGATAAAGGTTTTGAATTTGTCGAAGATTTGCAAGATAAGCAATTTAACTGGGGTAGAGGGTGAGGCTGCACGATTGGCCGGAGCGTTTTGCCGCTTTTATTGAACATTGGAGACACAGGTCTTTCAAATGGGGTGAGACTGATTGCATTAGATTTGTTGATGAAGCGTATCACGCGCAAATGGGCAAGCACGTTTTTTCTGATTGGTTTGGAACCTACACAACTGAATGGGGTGCGTTTCTAAATTATCAGCGGCAGCTAAAGCGAAGTGGTCATAAAAATATTATAACGGCCATTAATAGCCGTTTAAGAGCCATAGACGGGCTTCATCCTTCAAGGGGCGCGATTATAGGTCGGGGCGACTACGGGGCGCTGATGGTTACTGAAATTGCTTTGGGCATTGCGCTAGGTGATAAGGTTGCGTTTTTAGGTTATGATGGTCTGGAATTTTCACCGGCTAAACCAATTGATTTGATTTGGGTTGTAGAATGAACAAGATCACCCTGCTAAAAACCACTACATCACTGACATCGGCTGTGCTGATTGCGTTGATCCCAGAGGCAGCATACGCGATGCCGCCAACGATAATCGCAGCGGCGGCTTCTGCAGCCTTGTCTACTGGCTTTGCTTATGCAATGGGTACGCTTACTGCTAGTGTTTTAACAACCTTTGCAACTTCCTTTTTCCTAAATGCTGCTCTGGGGCTTGTCAGTCAATCGCTGTCACCAAAACCAAAAACCGCAGTTCCAGCCGGAACATCTGCCATTTTGGTCAGCGGCTTGTCACCAGTTTCAGATCATCAAATTATTTATGGCCGCACAAAAATCGGCGGTGCGGTGGTTTATAAAGAGGCCACAGACAACAATAAATTTTTGCACATCGTTGTTGCTCTAGCCGGTCACGAAGTTGAAGAAATCGAAACAGTATATTTAAACGATGAGGCTTTGACGCTTGACGTTGATGGTGAAGTCACTGCGCCGGATAAATATGCTGGGATTGTTCGGATTAATAAACATTTAGGACTGTCAACGCAAACGACAGATGCCGATTTGGTTGCAGAGAGTGCTGGAAAATGGACAAACGATCACAGGCTGCAAGGCATTGCTTATGTGTATGCGCGGCTTGAGTTTGAGGCTGACGCATTTCCAAACGGTGAGCCGAATATAACGGCGATTGTTAAAGGCAAAAGGGTATATGACCCGCGCACATCTTTAAGCGCATATTCTGACAATGCCGCACTTTGTTTTAGAGATTATCTCACAAGCGATTATGGATTAAATTCACCTGCTGATGAAATTGATGACACGCTAATCATTACAGCCGCAAATATCTGTGATGAAAATGTGACTTTAGCAGTCGGCGGAACAGAAAAGCGATACACAACAAACGGCGCGTTTTCGACTGGCGTTAAACCGGCTGATGCTATCGACAGCTTACTAAGGACTATGGGCGGCACGCTTTGGTATAGCCAAGGCAAATGGCGCGTTAAAGCTGCGGCGTATTTGACCCCAACACTGACATTTGATGAAGATGATTTGCGAAGTACGTTGCAGATCAATACGCGACATTCACGGCGCGACAACTTTAACATCGTGCGCGGCACGTTTCGCGGCTCGGAAAGCAACTGGCAGTTCAGTGATTTCCCAGAAATCAAAAGCAACACGTTCATTCA